TGCTGATATACCTCATGCCATAATAATCACCCCTAACTAATCAATGATATTTCAAATACATAAAAACAGACGGTTTTGACAGGTTCTACTCTAACCTTTAAAACGGATATCTATTACATGTCTGTAATGCCGCCCGGAACACAGCCAACGTTTTCTTCCGGTACGCATAAAAATCTTTACGATCAAGCGCAACAAACTTCTTTTTGTTCATCTTGTCATAGCTCATTCCAATTACGATACAGCAGTATAATTCGTCAACAATGTTCGGATACACCTCCGCTGCACACTGCAACAGCAATATCTTGTCCCGCATCTCAAGATTCTTGCAAAATTCACCCAATCTCTTATCTTCATCTTCTGAAAATCCATAATCCTCATAAGTTGCTTCTCTTGTAAGCATTGAATTCCTCCCTGTATTTCCCCTGCCACACTTTCTGCATGACAGGGAATTATTCTATGCCATCTCAAACGGGTTTCTGCCACTTGTATCTCTTCTTATCTGTGCTTCTTTCATCATCTCGTCAAACAGTGTCCTGCGGTTAATCTGAGCTGTAAAACGATAGCTTCCACCGCCGGCCTGTCGTCCTGCTGTTTCTTCCCGGACGATCTTTCTGAGTAAGGCTTCCGGTGTCTCGATGTTATTGCCCTGTTTCTGATCTCCTAAGACCGCAAGGAACTCTGATCGTGGTGGAATGACTGCGCCTTTAGCTAGATATGGAATTGTATTCACCCTCGGCAAGCTCATATTGTAATAGCCCCATCTCCGGTTACCTGTAGGACCCGTTACATCATAAGAAAAGCTGAATGCTCTTTCGATTCCAGACAGAGAACTATTAATATTTCCTATCGTGCTGTTTACTTTTCCAACAACATTATTCAATGTCCTTGTGATTCCACTGGTTGCATTTGAAATCCCATTTGCCAGATTGTTTCCCATCCTCGTTCCGATAGACTTCATCTCACGTGCCAGCCCTTCCAGGCTTCTTTCTGTATTCCGGATCATCTCAGAAATTATCTGTGCAATGCGTTCACCGGCCCATTTCCATTTATTGGTCATGGTATTGTACTGACCGGTGAAATGGCTATCTACTGTCTTCTGCATCTCTCCAAGCTTCAGATTTGCATGCTGCTTCATCTGTTCAAGGTTCTTATCCACCTCCGCTGCTGAATTGCCCCAGTTTGTCACTGTCGCTGTACTCACACCTCCAGAAGCATCCTCTGCTGCTTTCTTTACTCCTGCAAGATTAGTCTCCGCATCCGTTTTCATTTTTCCAGTTGAACTACTTACTGTCTTCTGAGCCTCAACAATACTAGAATCAACACTGCTTTTTGTCGCCTGAACTGCGGAAGGAAACTCCTGTGCCAGTTTTTTATTCAGCTCATCCAATGGGACTCCTGCTTCTTTCAAGGCATTATAGACAATATTAAAAGCATCCTGCGCATTGGCCGCTGATCCGCTTGTATTATTAAATACTTCTAAAACACCTCTGTATGTTCCTGCATACTCACTAGAAGATACACTGAGATCATATAGTACACTTCTGATTCCTTTTATTGATTCTTTCACAGTTATTGAAGATGTATCTATTGTTGAAGAGCTTTCAGAAAAACCTTTTCCCAAAGCTTGCACCTTACCTGTCATTTCTTCAACAAATGCACTTGACACTCCGGCTTGCGCTCCATATTGCTCAAGGATCTGCGTTGCTTTCTCAGCTGATACACCATATTCACCCAATTTCTGAACCATACTGTCATACATCTCACTGTTTGACTTACCGGCAGTCTCATCTGCTTCTACTAAAGCCCACAGTTCTTCTACCTGTTTGTTCGTAATTGCATCAGCTTCGCCCATCTTGCCAGCATAATCATGTAAGTATCCACCTGTCTGAGTTAAAATTCCGTTTCCGCCCTGCGCAGTTTCTACTAACTCAGCAATTTTCTTCGTAAGCATAACCGTTCCGGCAGTGACCAGTGTAATTGCACCGGCAGTCCCAACTAAAGAGCCCAAAGAAGATGCAAATGTAGCAATGCCGGATGTAGATCCAGCAAGCGCACCATTGGTCAGATTAGAAATATTTCCCGCTAATGCCTGTACTGATTCCTCTGTAATCAGCTTCTTTCCAATAGTGGTAACAAGGAATTTTGCCAGGCTTCCAATGCCCGTTATATCCGCAATCTTTACCGCGATAAACGCCTTACCCAAAAAAGCAGCTATTTTCCCTGCGGTTCCGCTTGCCTCCAAACCATCGAACAAACCACCCAGTGTCCGGGTAATCGCAGTTATTACCTGTTTCAGATGCTTCACCCAGTTGATCTGTCCCAGCATTTCACCAATCCCCTGGCCCAAAGCCTCCCAGTCTGTTTTTTCTGCCATATCAACCAGTGAACTGCATAAGCTATTCAGGAAAGCTTCCAGTTTGCGCCCATTATTCTTCCAGTCGAACTCTGAAATAAAGGTATTAATTCCTCCAGCAATGTTATTTACCAGACCTGTCCAGTCAAATCGCCGGGTAAAACTGTACAATGTGGTAAATACTCCATTCAGGCTGGTTGCCAGTGTATCAGCTATCTCACGGAAAGAAATTCTTGAACAGATCCCATTAAGACCATCCGCTATCGCTTTTCCGATTTCCAAAAATGGCAGGTTATGTACCATTCCATTAAAGATATCCCAGGCAATCATAAACCGATTTCCTATGAGCTGTCCAAGATTATTCCAGTTGACTTCCCGAACAAAGCCGGCGATTCCGGTTGCAAATTTCTTACCAAGGTTTTTCCAGTCAATTCCTGTAATCAAAAGATTCAGCGTATTTACAATCGTGTTGATACCGGCACCAACGGTCCGCCCCATCAAATCCCAGTCAATATGATCTACCAGACTGTTAAATGTTCTGGTAAATGCATTGCAGAATTTCGTTATCTTAGGACCGACCTTTTTCCAGCTGATTGCTTCATAGACTTTTTTAAGCCCCTTATTTATTCCACTGGCAATATATTTCCCAAGGCCTTCCCAGTCTTCCGATTTGATTAATTTCTTAATCTTATCCGCAATTCCTTTGATTGAATTAGCAACAGGAACCTTCTTAAACATCTGTGCCGGTGTAGGTGCTGTATACCCTCCGGTATCTCCTATGCCATTTCCATCTGCTGCTGAATCATCATTTTTATTCGATGTATACCGTTGGATTTCATCAAGAGCAGAAAGATATCCTTCTGTTTCTTTATTGGCCTTCTTGGTATTTTTAGCTGCCTGATTCGTATTTTTTGAAGTTTTTTCCAGTCCTGCTGCATAGTCTTCCTGAACACCAACTGCTTTTACAAAACTGTTCTGCCCGGTCAGTGCCGCAACGAACATTCCAACATAAGTGATCGCTCTGGAAATCATATCAATAAATCTTGACATGATCGGAGCTACCACCGTGAGGACAGGTGCAAATGCTGTAGCAAACGAGTTCTTCAGCCTCGTCATACTGGACATCAAAGACGATATTGCTGAATTGGTACTGTTAGAATACTGTGCCAGATTTTCAAATCCACTTTTTGTACCATCACTGACAGCGCTTATCGCCCGGGATACCCCTGAAAACAACAACGACATTCCCAGCATCCGGGAAAGGCTCATTCTCGACCGGTCCGTCTGCTTGTTCAGATTGAACATGTTTTCTACAGCCTTTTTCATCGCTGAAACCATGCTCTTGATAGCAGAACCAGCACTTCTTAATGCGGAACCCATATTCTTCACAACCATACCTACACGGGCAGCAGCTTTCTGCAAATTCTGCATTACCTGCACAAGTCGGCTATTTTTCTGCCGGTATTCCTCAACCTTATTCTTCAGTTTATTGTATGAAGAGTACAGCCTTCCATTTATGTGCTCCAGCTTCTGCGATTCCACATTGTACTTCTCAGCTGTGCTTTTATACGCATCTGTCGATGTAGGATCCACATAGGCCCTTCCGGTCGTCTGCATCTCTTTTTGTTTTCGCTGTAGCCTGTCAATATCCGCCCAGATATCGTCCATCTGTTTGTCAAGTTCCTGAAGCGGCGCAGAGTCTATTGAAAAGCCCATATCAAGCCATTCACGCTGTTTTGTCTCAACCTTTTCAAACTCATCTTCCAGAGCTTTTATATCGTCTTTGAGCTTTTTATATTCTTCTGTCTCGATTCTGACCTTGCTCAGTTCTTCGAGCTTTGATTTTAGCTCTGATACTTTACGTTCCTGCTTCTCGTAGTTCTGATACAGGTCCGTTATCGCTGTTATCTGCCTTTGGAAAGAACTTTTTGCTGAATCGCCCATCTTCGATACCTGCGCGGATATCCTGGTCATTCCAGCCTTTACAGCGTTCATTCCTTTCGACACACCGCCGGTATCTATCCTGGTATCAATGATAATTGAACCATCTGCCATGTTATATCTACCTCCAAACCGTTTGAGGTGTAGACATTGAATTCTATTTCCAATGCCGTTCTATACTCAGGACTATCCCGTTACCAGGACAGCCCTGTTATATGTATTTACGCTTTGCTTTCTTCTTTCGTATATTTAGCGGTATATTTTCTCACCCGCTCCTGCTGCGCCTTCTCTCTCGCCTCAAGCTCTTTCTCAATAATTCCACCAATTACAGTGATAATCTGCTCTGCAAAGGTCTCTCCGCTTTCCAGGACTGTAAACGGGCTGGTAATTTTGAAAAACTTCTCTGACACAGGAGCTCCAAACAACAGATCAATCTTCTCCCCGGCTTCCTTTTCCAGATCTGGAAGAATTTCCTCGAAGTCTTTGTCCTTGATTTTGTCATTGATTCCAGTAAAAAACGCTGCTGCCTCTTTATACCTCTTTAAAATACCTGCATCTGAAGGAATAAATCTGAACACGCCCAGATCATTTCCGTCTTGATCAGTAATCTGGTATGTCTTCGCACCGGTCTGAACTACTACTTTCTCCATTAATCCTCATCCTCGCTTTCCTGCTCTTCTGCTTTCAGCTGTTCTTCCAGCTCGTTAAGTTCTTTAATATTATCCATGCATTCAATTGCTTTATCCGCTGTAGCTTTCATGGAATTACGTACCTCATCACTTTGAACGAAATCCGCATAAAGCTCTCCGATATGTCCAGCCGCATTAGCCAGAGAACTAAATACCCCCTTCTGCAACCTCATTCTTTCCGTGTATAAACGTCTCTGATCTGAAATCTGTTTCTTTCTTCCCATGTCACTTACCTCCATTCTGTCTGTCATAAATCGCTGCCAGCTCACACACAATCACAAATAACAAAAGACCAATAACTACCACCAAAATCACCTCCGCAACAATGAAATATTACCTGTTATATATATTTTACCATCAAAGCTGACCACAGTTGTGGTACATGTTTACCACAGTTTGCACCATTTTCCATATCGTGATATGATCTTTAATGGCAATAATCCCATATTATTACTTTTTTATACTGGCAGCAGAATTACTTCTTTTGGATTTTGTTTCTAAATCCCTGACAACAGCACAAAGAAGGTCCTCACACAACCGAGAATGATGATGATTCTTCCGTAACACTTCTAATTCTTTCATCATTCCCTGCCAGTATGTATCATCTTCAGGTCTGCCCGGAGGATACAGCCTTTTGTATAGCCTCCAGCAGTCCGTGAAGATATCGTAGATCTGTTTTAATTCTTCTTTACCATCCATTAGCTACTCCTCCGGCATGATATACGCTTTTTCTCCTGCTACATACTTTTGAAACATATCATTCAACACTTCTTTTGCACGTTCTGGACTTGCATATTCCGCAATACCAAAATCACCCTCACAAATACGATTCTTGCTCACGCAACTGATATACGTCATTTTGAAATTTAAAACTCGTGTTTTATCCTGTGTCATTATTTTCATATATCATTTTCCTTTCCGGCGAATCACCGCCTATAATTATCGTTTCCCCTATGATTAAGTTACTCCTCTGTATATTTCACTAATTCAGCTCCAAACAAAACTGAATCAACATATATTTTTACAACGTTTCCTGCTTTATTTACAAGCTTCATAGTTACATTCAGCCCCCTTGAATCTGATTTCACTTCATCTACTGTAAATCCTTTCAAACTTTCTAAATCAGCTACTGAATATACCGACTGTTTCTTTAATTTTTTTGACATATATTTTTCCCTTTCCGGCGGTAAACTGCCTATAAAATCCATTACAAAATCCAACTACAGACTACAACTACAATCGTTCCAAAGAGTTTAAAGG